GTGTTCTTATCAATACATCTGCTAACAAAAACAACAGGAGCTAAAGTGGTACCGTTTACTAATTTACTCTTTATAATATTTAAAACATATTTTTCAGAATTATGTGTTGCATTCCCAACTGTTTCAACATAAAAAGTTCTACCAGATAAACTAGTTGTAGTTGTATACCCCGTACCTGACGGTACATAAAATGTATTTCCAGTTGTTGAAATTGTAACATATTCTCCAGCAGATATTCCGTGTTCAACGGGTGAAACAAGTGAATAATAATTACCATCACTAACAACTCTAAACGGAATACCATCTTTTGCTGTTGCTGTGTATGTTGTTCCAGTTGTACCACCACTTAAAGTGTAATTAATTTTGTGGTCACTATCTTTACCATAAACATATGACAAGTAAATGTTCCAATTTTGATATGGTGCGGTTATTGGTGTTACTAATGTATGTTCTGGTATTTCAGATAATGTCAATTGTTGACTAAATGAAGTTAGACTTGTACCCTGATTAGGTGTGTTAACTTCTCTAACAACATCATTTCTTAAAAACGAGAATTCGTTGTATGGTAAAAACCCACTAGCAATTCCAAAACCATCATTTGGAAGATATAATTTTCTAAGTAAGGGATTGAATGATGTTGTTCCAGAATATAGATTCCTAAAAACCATTTTAAGTTTTCCGTGAATCTTGTAATTGTTACTTTCGGTTCTTTCTGTTTCAAATTGTGTTGGTACATCCAATACTATATCCCTATCTCCCTCACGTAATAACGCTTCTGTTTCATCTAAATTAATTCTTAGATTTAAATCCTCCTCATTTGATTTGAAGAATCTTTTTGTTGGTAATATGATTTTCTTTTTTTCCATTATTCTGCAGATGTAAAGGCTCCCTTATCCCCGAAAAATTGAATAAACTTATCTACACCCGTTTTACCAACCCTCAATCCAAAATAGAACATAAATGGGGTTGATAGGATTTGTTTATTACCACTATAGTAATCTTGTGTCCTTCTAATAATAAAATCGTCAGTTAAATCCCAAGGTTTTACATCCCAAGTACCACTAGTACCATATCTTGTGTATAGGATTCCAGCCGCAGGTGACGTTATGGACCCACTAGATGCGTAGAGGTAAGTAAATCCAGGATACTCATTATCATACGCACTGTGATTGTCGGCAGTAACATCTACAACGTCAAATTCTACCTCGTTAGTTGCGTTATCAGTTGGGATTGTTAATCCACTAAACGTATATGTTATAGGTAGTAGTAAGTATTTGTCACTAGAATCATCAGCGGGACTCGTTAAATTATATCCATATGTCATACCCTGTAATGGTTGAACTTGTATATTACCATAATCCCAACTTTGATTGTCAACCGTAGTGATATTATAAGGTCCAAATCCAGGTGCTCCTTTATCCCATAGGAAGAATGGTACTTTTTGTGATGATTCTGTAAGTCTTCCTTGTACCCTTGTTATTCCATCATTGGCAATGTGTGTTGGTTCATTAAGACACGCCCTTACTCTTTCACCGTCATCTTCCAAATAAAATGTAACTGGTAAAGGTCCCCAAACGTTAGTACCATTTTTAAAAACTTGAGGAAATACTTCTGGGTCTAAATTTTGATAATTATATCCGAGATATTTTGGGTTTTGTAAATCAAATTCTTCAATACCTGCTTCGTTGTTTATTGATATGAGTTGTAATAAGTCTCCATCAAAAACCTGATCCGTATAACCAAAACCACTATTATCAAAAAAATCATTTATATCGTGGTTAGCGTTCGTTGTGTCTAATCTATAGTTAATAGCTAATCCTAATAATTCTCCAAAATTTTGAAAAGAGGTGGGTCCTATTTGACGAGTAACGGAACAGTTAGGGTCTAACGATGGGTCAAGACAAATTTCTTTAATAAATTCATCTCTAGGTCCTAAATCTACCATTGTTGTTGGTCTACCTATTCTTGAACCTTTACTTGGGTCACCCCATACATTTGATGAGTTATTATATAACGCTGACCTATAATAGTATCTACCTTGTTCAGTAACATATCTTATAATTTGACTACAAAACCTACCTCTTCTCCCCTTAAAAAGAAAGAAATATAATGATCCTGATAACCAATTATCAACAAATGAATAATTTACAATTCCACCACAAAATAATTTTCCAACTCTTTTTCTTTTTCTATATTCTCTCAGTATGTTAAATAACCTACCTCCTGACAATGAACCAGGTACAATATGAAATTGCCCATTTTCAAATTCACAAAACCCAGATAGTGTTGATGGTGAATATCGGTTACCTCTATAGTCGGTTGGTAAACGATAACCAGAATCAGATATTTTTGACCCACTTACATTCATACCTGGTGTATAGGTGGCGGATTCGGTTCTTGTCGTACCTGTACCTACGTAATAAACACTAACCAACGATTCATCATATGGAACGTCGAAAATTTCACACTCACTTTCAACTGGTACTACTATAGAAAATCCAGTGGATGTTGCGTTTTTATCTCTTATTGTAACTTCATATGGAACTGAAATATCTGAAAAGGTTTGCGAACTATCATTAAACGTAAACGTATAACCACTTGTTACGGGGTTATAAACAGATGAAAAAGATGTAGAAGTTATTGCCACCGCAAATTCCTCATTTGTAATTAATTCTGGATCTTCTGGATCGTCCGCATCTGGTATTTCTTTAAATGTTAATATATAATCACTTTGTCTACTGATGAAATCTACAGTGTCGATTATTGGTGTTGCGATTAATGCACATTCACCATTATCGGGTACCGAAAATGTAATATCATAAGCGGTTAATATTCTATCAGTTTGACTTTCCTTACCATTTATTTTTAGTTTTCCAACTTCACAAAATGTTAACGTAGTTCCTACACCTCCTTGTTCACCCAATTGATTGGTATTACATTCCTCACATCCTGGATATGATATTAAATAAAGTGTTCGTTGTGTTGAATCTTGTATTTGGTAAGCAAAATGTCTAATTCTTCTAGATAATTTTCTAATTGGTCTAAAGTTAGTTGCATCAGCGAATCTATGGAAAACCTTTGCAATTGTATTAAAGAAAGTTAATGTAACAAGGTTGATTAATTGTTCAAAAAATAATAACACGTCAGCTATCAATAAAGTAAATGTAAAATTCTTTTTACCAAAATTAACAGGTGAGGTTACAATGTCATTTGAACAATCCTCTTCTTCTGTTGGAACGATTTCTTTCAATCCAACATACCTATCGTTACTAAAACTACTTCCTAGATAGTGTATATTTTGAAAAGATGACATAGTGTAAACTTTATTATATGTCATTCTATAAAAATAATCTCTAGGATTATATTGACCCAATTCATTATATAACATTCCTTTATCAACATTATCAGAAACCGCAGCTGACGGATAGTCGGAGTAATTGGTGGAAAAGGCATACGACTTATCGGCCTCTGCCGAATATTCTCTAATGTTAGGTACTAAATAAGATGCGGTTTTTCTAGTTCTTGAGTTACCTGCGTCATCTAATGAAAATCTAAACCTATAACAACTCGACGTTGGTACTCCTTTATTGGTGTCATTTGTAATTTCATTTTCACCAAATTCGTTTGTAAAGACATAATCCATATTCATTGGGACTGGAAATACAAACGAACCATCTTCTGGAATGTCTTCTTCAATATCATAAACCTCTATTTTAGGTCTATTATTCTCATCTTTGTTTGGTGTATATCTAATCGCCTCAATGGTACCCGTTTTTGTTGTTAAATCACATTTACGACCCATTTTACGTCTTGGTTGGCAATTTTTATTTACAGAATTTTTACCAGTGTCGGTATATGTTCCCCCAATAAAAAAGGCTTTAGGTTCAATTTTAACACCAACTTCTGATAAATCAAAATCAGTTCTTGTTAAACCAATTTCACAAATATCTTCGTTTCCCCAAAATGGATAAACTTCTATTGATTTATTAAATGATACTACTTGAGGTAATGAATCTAAATCTACTGAAGATTTAAAAGAATAAGTATTTTTAAATTGGTCGGGACCTAAACCTTGTTTTATAAAATCATAAGGTCTAAAAGAGAAACAACCAATGTCGGATAAATCTAAATCTACGTGTATTGTTTGTTCACCTAATGGAACTCCCCATATCATAAAATCTCCCGCACTGTTAGTTTTTACTGTGTATTTGTAGTATTTTTCGTAGACCTCTAAAACTTCTTCTCTCGTTAAAACATCTGATTGGTCAAAAAATGTACCTGTTGGTTCGTGTCCTCCGTGTTGTTTTCTTGATGGTAATAGATTGTATCTGTAATTGTCCTCATTCTTATCATTAACCGTTTTAAACGGATATAATGTTGAAATGACTGGGTCTTGTTCGTCCGTTTCGTCTAACGGTATAAAAATAGAAATTCTAGCGTTTGGAACACCTAAACCGTTGTTAACGGTGATTCTACCACAAACCACACCATAATCAGCACAAAGAGATGTGTATATATCTTTTTGTGTGAATTTTAAAGACAAAATCTCTAATAAATCGAAATCTTGTTTAAGTTCGACTTTTAAAATTTGGTCTTTACCAATATTCGTTGAAATTCTATGTTTTTGTATCATTCTTATAATAAATAGAAAGCAGACTATTTTCCATTATAATAAGAAAAATTTTAATTAAAATGTAGTCGAAGTGAGAGGTTTAACTCTAACTTTAATATCTTTATTTGGAAATCTAATTTGGAATATCTGATTTGACTTCATATATACGGTCATATCCGCTTGTAGAATTTCTTTTGTTTCGGGTGTTTTATATGTTTGGGAGACCTCAGCTTGTGAATATTCTCCACCTGTTTTGTTAAAAACTCTAACATCTACTACGTTAACCACACCAGTTGTTGATCCAATTTCTTTTAACAACTCACCTGTGAATAATGGGTCACCCATTTTTCTTTTTTCAATTGCAAAATATGAAATTGTTTTTTCGATTATAGATTTAATAACATCTGATTCTAATTCATTTCTATCAATTACAACATCAATCTCTAATCCAAGGTCAATAACCTCACCACTTTGAATTTCAACAAAGTCATTAATCATTCTATATTGTGCAATATATTCTGTAACATTATCTTTTAATGTGTTTGAAACCACATCAGTTAGATTTCCATCAGCATCATAAGATAACAATTTAATTTTTACCTTATTGTCTTCCTCCATTACATTAACCTTAGCGGCCGCTCCAAACGTAGGTGGCATATTTTCAATTACAGATTTGTAATCATTTAATGTTACCGCTCTATTTTGTGCAGCAAAGTTGTAAGAAATCATATTTCTAATTTCATCAATTGTTGGTTGGTCGGCTCCACCTATTGCTGGAGTTACGTTTGTTACTCTCAATGATTGAATTACTTGTGAATTTACAGTTGAAACTGGACCATTTACATTAAATTCAATATTATCTATACTATTAATAACATTAACACCTAAGTTTGAGTTTTTACCTCCACCAATTCTATATTTTACAAACATTGTACTATTTGACTTAGGTACCGCACCTAACGATACGTTATTTAAATAAGAACCTAAACTGACTTTTAAATTACCAGTTATAAAATTATCTAAATTTGCCATCGGGTCTATTGTTCCAGAACCAAAGGTCATTGAATAGTACCCTTCAGGAGTGTATTCGGTCATAAATTTGTTAGTAACTGAAAGGTATGTTCCTGGTATAAAATTATCTTTATCTGATATTTTTGTTGGGTCTTTAATGAATACTTTATCTTCCATTAAAGATTTAACTTCATACCACTTATTTGTTGATGATGTAAATTCTGATGATGTTGGATTTGAACCAAATGAAGTACCTTCTTTATGTATAATTGATACAATACCTAACACATTTTGTTCGGGTAAATAAAGTTTTAAGAAAGGTTTCTGATCTAATTCAGTTACAACTCTTCTGTATATCCTTGAGACTCCGTTTACGACCGCTTCTCTCTTAGTTATGGTATATGACACCAATTTATTATTACCGTCGAAATTAGGTATCTTTAAACGATTTGGTTCACCTTTACTATTGAATGGATTAGAGAAGTCTACATCTTCTAATGTTTCAAAAATTTGTCCTCCTCCAGACACCTGAGCTCCCGCTTTTAACAGACCCAAGTATTCGGTTTTTTCTTTATCTCCCGCAATTGGTACGTTTATGGAAAAATCACATAATGCAACTGACGGTCTATTTCCTGGTATTCTTAAACCATATGTTTTGGCAATATGAAAAAGGGATTGTCTCTGTTGAGCGAAATCTAACATAGTTTCTTGCCATACTCTATCAATATGAAAGTGTAAGTTATCAGCAACGGCGGCATTTAAATCTAATAATACAGAATAGATCGAAGCATCGTTTGTGTTATTAATTAACTCTGGATAATAATCTTTAGTTAATTGGACTAAATCCTGTCTGATTCCAGCGAAATCTCTGTTCGTATATGAAATGTTTTTTG